CGTGTCGACTGTACAACCTTGTGAGAGTGTGCTCTGTGAAGATTGATCCCGAAGTATCCGCTCTCCTCGTTGATATAGTCTGTGCGCTCATTGAGATTATTGTCCCGATAGACCGTGACTTCTGATCCTCGTTGACATAGCGCGTAGTACTTCCCTCCGTGCTTGTCGATCTTGTAGACTCCTCTATATTGTCCGGGCTTGAGCACTGCGACTCCTTTCGGATTGTCTGGATTTCTGTGCTGCTCTATACTTGGATCTGTGGTTGCTTTGTATCGCTCCTCTATCCAGTCAAATCCTTCTTTGTAGCATACTCGGATTTCGTCATCAAAGAGACCCGGCCTTCTGTCTTGACTTCGGATTCCGATGATGTTCAAGTCGTATTCTTTTTGCGTAAAGATCTTGTATCCGAGATTCTGGACTCTGCTCAATATAGGAGGCTCATTCTGGCCCCAGTTAATATATTTCATTGTGTCACTCTTTGATTATCAATCGGATTCTCTTGATACATTATATCATATAACCATGATGCACCGTCGTATGTCTTGCCGACAATCTGCACTTTTGCTTGTGACAATCCGATGTCTGGATCTGTTAGCTCAATCACGTCTCCCACAGACAAGAATCCGAAAGAGAATGCAGCTCTATATGTGCAAACTTTCTCAGGAAGAGACTTGCGTCTGATGATGTCCAGTCCGATTTTTATTGCTGTGTCTCTGTCGTGTACATAATCGATTTCGATTGTGGAGCTCTGCACTCCGTATATCTGCTGAGATAAGATACAGTAGGGAGATATGATCTCATATGGAGTCTCTATTCCTGTTTGACGTTTGGCTTTGATGTATATGGTCCCTTTAAACTCAGAACCCCCTACAGACTCATATGCTCCAAAATTACCACCCAAGACATTAACGTTAAATTTTGTTGTAGACTCGAATCCACTTGCATATTTTACAACCAGATCATTAATAATCTCGCTCTGTCTTGGAGTCACAGGAGAGATTCTCTCAAAGACTGGACTCGTTGTGATCGATGCTCTCGGAGAAGAGAATCTCTCTGTATTTCGATGATCAATAATCGGATAGACTCCTGATGCTCCTGTGCTGAGTGTGACAGGGAGAAAAGGAATTATGTATTTTTGTGCAAACTCATATATTTTAATACCCGGATCATTGATATAACCTGCAAAAATATATTCATTTAGTATAGGCCTGACGGCTTCGAATGCTTGACGATCAAAGTCTATCTTCAAAGACTCCAAGCACCAAAGAAGAAAGTCTCCGGCCTTTGAAAGTTCTTCTCCCGTATATGGACTGATTGCTCCTCCTCCGTCTGTCCAACGAACATAATATTCAAACTTTTGTCCCTCTGGTAGGTTACTGAATGACAATTCATTTTGATCAAAGATTGCATATGCAAAAATCTGTCCACTTGCTCCTGTACTATTAAATACTGCCTTTGATGATACTAAATTCCCGTCATTATCTTGTAATGTTACTGTATTAGCTAAACAATAATGACCAGCTATCAAAAGAAAGAACAATGTAGGATTGCCAATATTGACAAGAGATCCGACTCTGTATCCAGGAGATCCCGGATAATCAAGCGCTTGACCGTTGATCAAAATAGTCCTACCCGGAGATCCAATAACAGCAGGAATATTTTTGCCAAGTGAAAATTTAACAAGACTCCCAATCCAATCAGATTCTATATCAAGAATGTCTCCTGCTCCTTGAAAATGTCCTGTCGTAAAAGGAAAATGATCGAAGCTAATCAAGTCTCCGTTGATTGCTCTTAGTAAGCTTGTATCATTGACATATATTTCATTCTCTACTGAAAACTCTACATATCCCTGTTCTACATTGGGATGTCCGTATACAGGATCACGGATCACTCCTCGGAAGAAGTCGACAATCTCCTCATGTGTCTGCTGTACAACTCCTCTCTTGATTGTGATATACGACAGAGTCATCACTGCATTCTCTATACCATTTCCAAGCATTTGACGCTCTGCCACGTTGAACGGAAAGACGAGCGACATTGATATGCTATTTGTCGATAGTTTTATCTGTCCGATCTCTTGCAGCTCTTGTGTGAAACTAGGATCTCCAAGAAGACCCGGAAAGAATACAACGCCACCAGAAGACAAAGCAATCTCTACAGGGAAAGAAGAAAATCTATATATTGTCCCTTTGAGATCGACCTCCGCAAGGAAGCAGATCTCCGTCTCAAGAAAGTCTGTCACAGGATACACGCGCATTATACTATCTCCTGGAGGGTAATCGTTGCGCATCTCATGAGCTCTCCTCCGTCTGTAACAAGTTCGTCTCCAAGCACGTTCTCGACTTGCACATCTCCGACAAGCATGACAAGAGCCTGCTCGTTTTCTCTGTGTAGCTCTCTTGGACTTGTGCTCTTTGAAATCAAAGGCAGATAGACGATCGGAGTCTTCTCTCCTTGCAGATAATCGAGCAATCCTTGCAGAAGATCAGGAACGTCGTTTGCTATTGCTATTGGCTGTCCTGATGATGCGTCTGCGATCCAATAATCAGGATCAGGATTATCACCTTGTATCTCGGAGATGTCAATCCCTTCTGTCCATGCAAGACGGAACAATCGACGAGAAGGACGATAGTTACGAGCATAGATCACTCCTGACTGTGTCTCTGTTGTTTCAGTCCCTGACGTTATTGTGATTGTGCGTCCTCTTTGATACTGCTTGCCCGGTACGACTACAGAACCAACATGCAAGAGTCCGAGTCTGAAATCTTTCTCTAGCGTAGTCTGTGCAGGAATGCGCAATCCGATAGCCTCGACTTTTATTCCGTTGAGATTAATGAGCAATGTCATACTATTCGGAACAAGATATATTTCTGCACTTGTCCCTGGTATGCTGACAGCTGAGTCAAGAAGAAGGACGGCTTGCTTTGTTCCTGTCGGAGTCCCTCCGAATTTGCCTTCTGAGTTGCTGATCACTGTGCGCCAAGTAAAGTCCTCCGCTCCGACTTGGATCTTGACTCTCCATCCTGCACACTCGTTATATTTAAAATATGGTTGATTCGATGCGCTCGAATGTCCTCGGATTGTTCGTCCGTCTGCAGCACACTTGCTCTCTATCGCTGCATTAAATGTATCGAGCACAGTCCAAGATCCAGAGCTGTAGTATTCAATTTTCCCTTGCACAAAGTTGTATCCTGCAAGATGTACTCCGAGAATGTCATTGGGTAGAGATTCGTTGACATGCACACTAGTGTCGGAGTCCAACTTGAGAGCAATGAAGTTCTCGGGAACGTTGCCAGAAGTCACGGCTGTACTTTTCCATGTGACTCTCGGAGTTGGACTTGATGAGTAGAATACATTGTTGATTGAGAAGTCCGAGTCTGGTGTGATCTTGTATTGATCTCCGAGAAATGTCTGACCGTTTGCTGTGGTTATCAATACATTGTCTGCAATCCATGCGAATCTTTCTACTGTTGGATATGCACGGAACATAAGATCATCGGGATTTGTGAATGTGTGGATCTGCTCTGATATTTGGAATCCTTGTGCAATGGAGATACTGGACCAAGTTGTATCCAATGTTCCGACTCCAGAATATGCAAGATGTCCCCACCTTATCCGATGCAGAGCAGACGATCCTCCTCCGTCTGCAAGACTGCTAAATGTCCCTGCGTCAATCCATGATCTCCGATTGCTCTCTGCGTCTATGTCACGATAATAGACTGTGACAGTTGTACGTGACAATCCAATCAAGAGATCGACTGTATTGAGAGACAAAGAGCCGACTGTGATAACATCTGCAGATGCATTCACGTCTCGGACTTTGATCTCCGTCTGTGAGACTCGGACTTCAATCTCAAAGTCGTTTGATCCATTGTCAATCTTGAGAAGTATTCCTCTGTTGTTTGTCGTGTTGTTCCCTCCGTCCATTCTTTGAATTCTTGCACTGACGATCAATCCTTTGTCAATGATGTCTGCTGTCGGTATTCCTGACGTTGTTGGATTTGTAGTCCAAAACTCATTATTCGAGTTCTCTACTCCAAACGAAGAAAGAGCCTCTCCTCCTGAGATAGCTGTCTTTGAAACGTTTGTAAAGTTGGAGAAGATGTCCACGGCAGGATAGTTATATCCATATGCAAGACGATTCCATTCTGCAATTGCTGCATTGTCTCTTGCTGCCGGGGGAAGAGTCACAGACGAGTATCCTCCAAACGAGAGCATGCATATACTATAATTGTTTGCTGTGCTGTCTGACTCAGCAACAATAACCGTCTTACCAGTCCAAGACAAAGCCTTGATTCTTTCGATCTGACTGTTGGAGTCTCCGGTTCTGAGTGCTCGTCCTGCTCCGTTGATATCCTCTCCCATTTTCCTCCATTCAATAGCATCTTGACTCCAATAGATTCGAAAGTCTGCTGCACCGATAGAAGATGCTCTCGCGATTACATGATGACTTGCTCCCTCATCTGTCCATGTTGACAGCTCTCCGTCTGTCATGTAGTCGTTTGTACCATTGCAGGAGATCGAAGAGTCTACAACAATAAATGCTCCTGCTGTGCGCATAGAGTGAACACTAGTAAATGCAGAAGGCAGCGTCATATAATTAGGACTCTTGTCTCCATAGTACGAGAATCTGAATAGTCCTTTGTCTGCATAGAGATCGATGCTGTGAAAAGAATGATCGTCAATCTCTGTATTCGTTGTGATTTTTCGGAATGTCGCCCCGAGATCCGTGCTTGCATATTGGATCACACGGTTTCTTTTTGTTGCTCCTGAGTCATTCCAGACTGTTTCTATCAAGAGAAGGATAACTCCGTTCGCTTGTGCAATGCGGATTCTCTTTGGATCGTGTGTTGCTCCTGCTGTGACTCCGATCTCTATCTCGTCCTGTAATGCTTTGTCTGATCTTTGTGTCCATGTTGCTCCGTCTTCTGATACGTGCGTTTTGACATTGACAAAGCTCGAAGATCCTGCAATGTGTGCAAGAAGATAAGATCCATCGGGAAGAATGCACATATCTGTTAATAGTCTGTATCCTGTTATTGTTGCGCTCTCACTATATACAGTTGCGCTTGTCTTCGAGTCATCTTGTACCCAAGTATCGACGATGATTTGATGCGCTGCTGTCGTGTCTTTAAAGTATGAGACAAGCAAGTCTCCGTCTCCAGTATCAAGAGCAGAAGGAGATTTGTACTGTGTTGATGACAAAGAAGAGAATTGCAGATTCTGAAATCTGGAAAGACTATTTTGTGGATCTCGTCCGTATGTGATGCTTGTTTGATTGTCCGTCCAAACAAAGCCGGCTCCATATCCTGCAAAGCCCGGACTCTGTGTTTTTACCGTCAGATCAGACGCTCCGCTTTGTCTTCCCTTTGCGATTAGCTGCATTGCGCTATTTTGTTGTGGTACTGGATCTCCTGCTCTCTCGTCTGCTGTTGAGAATGTGCTCTGAGCATCCCATACATTATCAGAGCCAAGAGCAAGAGGTACAAGAAAGCCTCTCAAGTATGTTGCTGTAACGTTTGCCATTAGTATCCCCTACGTGCAGAGCGAGAAGATAATCCTCCTCTTTGTCTGTCTGTCATAAATCGGTCAAAGTGTTTGTATGGATTCATGACTATAACCTCAGCAGATCCATTTTGTCCATTTTGCAATCGGTTGACTCCTGGCTCTCCTCCGAGTCTGTCGACGGTTGATCGATCAAGCACTGCTTCTCCTGCTTTGACTACAGCAATACTCTCGTCTGGAGTCATTCCTCCCATGTGAAAAGTTGGAGCTTGCTGTGCGAAAATGCTCGCCATTTGTGCCGCTCCTGCTGCGGTTGCACTGGCTATCATGAGTCCATTGAAGGGAGGAGGATACGCCTGCGCTGCTGTGATCGCTTTTGCTGTATTAAATACAACCTCTCCGACTGCTGCGACTCGTTGAGCAACAAAGAGAGCCTTAATGATTGACTTGTTCTTATTGCCTGCCGCCTCTGCGATGGTTGTCATTGTCTGTATAGTATTTGCAAAAGTCCCGATTGTCCCTTGTTGCATCAGCTCCATACTCTTAATTGTATCTTCGAGATCTTTCTTCCTTTCGTCTGAGATCTCTTTTTGCTTTTGCTTCTCTTTCTCTGCAAGCTCGTCTTTTAGATTTGCGACTTCTAGCTCTCCTTCTTTTTCTATTGCGTGTCTCTCCATTATCAAAGAAGCGATCGCCTGCTCTCCTTCGATGCGCACTTGCGCAGCTGCTTGTCTGTCTGCGTCTGTCTTTGCTAATTTTTCAGCTGACTCTATCTCTTGCTGTATTGATTTTTGCAATCGTTCATTTTGCAATAATCTCTCTGAATTCAAACCGATCACTTTCTCTATAGGATCAAGAGTATTAAAAATGATTTGTCTGGCTCTGTCCTCTGCTGCAAGTCTTTTGTCTGCAAGAGATTGTCCTACTGCTTGGATCTGCTGCATCCTTGCAAGAGCCTTCTCTCTTCTTTCGTCCATCTCTGCGAGCTTTTCAAGTCTGTCTTCTTCTGCTTCTGATTCTTTGTTGTATTCTGCTTTTGCTTCGATGAGTCTCTCTTCTGCCTGCAATGTCTGCTCTCTTCGATTGACAATTGCATTTGCAAAGTCTCTCTCCTTCTGGAGTCTGCCAAGAAGCTCTCCTCTAAACTTGACAAGAGCTTGTGCAGCTGTGACTCCTTCTGCATCAATACCTTGCTTGACGAGTGCATTGTCACTGATAGACATTGCTGTATTGAGCAACTCTCTCTCTTTTGCTGTCAGTCTTGACGTTCCTTTCTCTGCTTTTTCTAGTATCGTTACAAGTCTCTCTTGTTCTTTGATTCTCTTCTCTTGGATCTCCAACTCTTGCCGAGTCTTTTCTGTCGATCGATCCCGAGCCGATCCGAGATCAAACTCAAGCTGCGTGATCTGTCCCGTGAGAAGTTGATACTCTCTATTCGCATCTTTGAAATCTCCCGTGATTCCTTGCACAATAGAGAATTGCTCGTCAAGTTTGGCATTGGCTTCTTTCTGTGCCTCCGCGAGTCTCTTCTGTTGTGCTGCTGCCAGTTGTGTTGATCGTGTATATAGATTGTATGCTGCTGTCCCTGCGACGACTGCGGCAGTTAGTGCCATTGTCGCGGGACCTCCTTTGATTGCTTGCTCTGCTGCCGTTGCAAGTCCGTCTGCCATCTCCAGAGCTTTCTTTGCTCCTGAATCCAGATTCGGAAATAATCGACTGACTGCAAGATCTGCTGCTCCCATCGATGTCCCAAGAGTCTCCGCTCCTTCTGCAAGTTGATTCGATCCTGTTGCTGCATCCTCAAAGCTAACCTTTATTTCGTGTGCTGATGCTTTCGCTTCTTGTGCTACCTTATCAAACGATGCTCCGACTTTCTTCCCACTTTGCTCGTATGCTGCGCTTGTCGCCTTTGCTGCCTTCTTGCTTTCCTGGGCTGCTTTCTTTGCGGCTTTCTGTGCCTTGTTGAATTCAGAAGACAATGCGCGCGTCATCGCGACGGCCTCCTTCTTAGTCATATTAGGTATGTCTTTTAGTGACGATTCGAGTTGTTTGAGATTTGCGCGCAGTGTTATTTCTACGCTCTTATTCACGTCAGCCATGATTCTATCCCTTCTTTGCTTGATTAATTAGATCGTCTGCAAGTACATCGACAAGACGATCTCCTGCTTTGCGCATTGGACTCCAAAGAAGTTCATTGCTTGTCCTTGTCCCATATGCAAGATCATTGAGTGTATATCGTCCCGTCTGTATAGCCCAAGCATAAGGAGCATTGTTGCGAACGAAAGCAACCAGATCAGGACCATCTATCATGATCCCTCTCTCTAGCTTATTCTTTGAGTCTTGACTCTTGTCTGAGATCTTCGCTTCTGAAGCGTCTCCCGGAACAAACTTGCCTCTATCCTCCATGCTCTTCGCAATTGCATATGCTTGAGAGCCGCTTCTTCCTTCTCTCTTGAGTCTGGAGACTTCCGACATCATGAGCGATCTCTCACTCTTTGGAGGTTCGACTCTGACAGGCCAGTCTCTATATGCTTCTTGATATATCTCTTCGACTGCATCCTGCATTGTACGCTTGATTATTGGATTCGCATCAAGGAGCTGATTGACAAGTCTCTCCAACTCATCAGAGACTCCGACGGCAGCATTCCCGTGTTTGTAGAATACCTTGCTCATTTCATGCGCTCCTTGAGTCTTCTTGCTTGCTGTACATTATACTTGTTTTTTCTTTCGTCTCTGTCTTTTTGTGACTCATGCTCCAAGATATAATCTGCAATCAAGTCTGTCTGTGTCTGTGGAGGTAGACTTGTAAACCATCCCGGAGACTGGCCCCAGAATCGGCATAATCGAAGAGCTAATCTGTCGAGATGTCCTGCTCGGGAGTAGAGAAAAAATTTGCTCTTTCGTCGACCTCTTGCTCTGTCGGGATCTTCGTACTCATGAAGGAGAGGCATTTGATCCCTTCTTCATAGATTACGGATGCCGTCACTCCCTGTCCGAGTAGACGATCAAGGCACATATGACCAAAGTCAGAAGCACGATGCTTAACCGGGCGATATTTGGGTAGTCGAGAAGTGTGATCAATACAGACTCCGATTGATCCGGCACAAAGTCGAGCGAGCATTGCATTGTCTGACTCAGCAGACCATAACGATACAAACTCAAAACAAGTTGCCAAACTCGGAGAAGAGAGATCAATCTCTCCCCCGAGCTTTTTGATGTTGATTTTCATTGTAGTCTCCGTTTTTATTTAGCTGTATGTCACGCCTTGATAGCATGTGAAATTCAGTGTGAAGCTAGATGGATCTCCCTCTGTAAAAGAAACCGTGACTACGCAGGCTGCAAGAGTTGCTGTGTGTGTTGTATCGTCTCCGAGAGATTGTGCGTCTACTTGATACTCTATATCGACACAATAAAACTCTACAAACGGAGTTCCTGCTGTACCTGTAGAGACGTTTGCTGCATATGCTCCTGTCTTGTTTACAAAGTCAAGGATTGATCCGAGCTCTGATCCATCGGTAAACTGACGAAAGAATGCAGAGAATGATCCACTGGCCGCAGGCTCATCGTCTCCCTTGCGTACTGTGCTGATTGTTCCTCTGTCGCGGATAACAGTCTGCGCAGCCTTGGGAGTGTCAAAAGTGAGATTCCCTTCTTCGTATGCTATTGGAAGAGTCACTGGTGTTCCTGTTGCGTCTTTGAGTGTTATGACTCCGTCTCTGCGTGTCTTGGGTAGGGTAGAGTATGCCATTGTATGCTCCTGTTATGTTAGTTCGATTGTGTGCAGAGCTTGAAGCTCTATTTCTGAAATTAAGTATTCTTGTGAGTCTGGAGTCCGACGAGAAGCCCGGAGAAACCTGACTTCTATTCCTGTTGCAAAGTTACGCTGCATAACTGCTTGGATCACTTTTTCCTCTTTGTCTAGTGCATTTCCATAGTCTAGCACAAGATCATGAGGACGGAGACGATATGCCAACTTGACTTTGACAGTTGTATCGACATATAAGCCGACTGCAATCCTTTGTCTCTCGTTTGCTTGCTGACTGCTTGAGACTTCGACGGAGAAGCCAAGATGCGCGAGAGTATTCTGTGTTCTGCCGAATAGCTCCGGCAGCTGTCTAACCTCTCGGAATCCTGTCAAGTCTCCGATCTTGATAGCGAGTGCTCTTTGTACTTCTTTGACGGATACAGACATCAGTATCTTCTCCGTCTGTAGTATTCACCCGGACGATTCAAGAAGATTGTCGGCTGTCCTCTTGTGCGCTTGTTGGGATCGTCTGCTTCTCCATCATGGTTTTCATCATAAATGAAGTTTATAGAGTCAAAATCGTCTCTGTATAGCTTGTAATGCTCATTTGCAAGATCCAAGTACCGACCGTTAGATTGACCGAGAGAAGAATGAAAGTCTCGGAAGATGAGATACAAAGACAGATGACGATGAGACTCAAAAAAGGACTCTGCGCTCATCATCAAGTATTCATATCCCATTCCTCTATTTCTTATTCGTCGCAAGATTTGATACCAAGCATCATCGATATATTGTTGATAGCTTGTCAGTGTAGACGGACGTATGTTTTCTAGATCGGAATATGTAGCCGTCAGATCAATGTCAGATACGACAGGATAGAGTCTGCGTCTGACCAGTGCAGCCATACGACGAAAGAGAAAGACTTCTCCTGCAATCGTGACTGTCCACTCCTGCACATATCCCTCTCCAAGATTCTCAGAGTCTGCAAGTTGCTCTGCTGTATGTGCATAAGACACAGTCCCACTCACAGCAATAGAAGCAGTTTTTCCAGATAGAAGATCGGATCCTGTCGGCTTGATTAGAGTATATGTTGCGGCAGTTGGTACGAGCTGCAAACCATCTCGATAGAGTCGAAGCTCAGAAGTCTGTGCTTTCCCTCTTTCCAGAAGTTCGATTGCTCGTATTTGTGCTGCATATGGAGTAGACGATGACATCGATTATTATCCTTTTATTACATCCCACCAGGCAGAAACATTTGATACACAGAGCACGCCTTGACCTGCTGCAAGAGTTGCAATTGTGTTTCCGTCTATGTCTTTGACTACGATGTTATGAGTTGAGGATGCTCTATTCTTGACCCAAAAAGAAGCTCCGTCTTTGTACGCAGGAAGAATACAATCAAGAGATCCTGTATTGTTTCGTAGGAGTTGATATTGTGCGTCTTTATATGTCAAAGCCTTGTTGACTGTGATTGTCTCTGGATTGACTGATCCAGGCTGCACGATGTGACGAGGAATTTTGAATTCTGCTTTGTCTGAAAATGACATGATTAGCTCCTGTTCTTGTTTTCTGCTCGGGTCAAGTGTTTCACGACCATCCTCCGAGCGTCTGTATGTGAGATGTTAGATTGCTTTGCTACCTTCTGAGCCATGCGATCAATCGCTGCTCTCTTGTTGCTATCGGACATTGTATGCTCCTGCTCCAAGATCTTCGACTCGCTTGATTGCTTTCTTTGTCAATCGAAGCTCTTCTTGCTTTGACTTGAGTCTGTTGGATACTTCCGGAATATGTTGATCTCTTTCTAGCCTGCTCATTGCTCGATTCATTCCGATGAGTCTCAGAGCTGCAATCTGCGGATGAGGAGCATCAATGACTCCGTCTCTCATGAGAGAAAGTCTCCATTGATTAAAAGAATCTTGATCGAAGTGTTCTATCACTCTTCGTCCTACCTTCTCAATACGTATCCATTTTGATGTATGATAGTTGCCTTTGTGCGCAGGATATACTCGCATGTAATCATGCTTGACTGGATCAAGAAGAGTCCATCCTTGATCTTGGAGATTCGTTCTCATAATAGAAGAATCAATCCGTCCTCCGATTGCTCTTGTTCCGTTGACTCCTGGAGTCTCCGGTATACTGGACAAGACAGGAAGAAGCAAAGGGATCTTCTCTTTCTTCTTCTTTCCTTCTGTATTTGTCGTGTATGTATCGAACACTATGATCTCCCAATTCTCGGGATTGTGTGCAAACAGAAATCGACTGTTTGCCTTTTTTGGGATACGCGTCTGTGTCTGCGTCTTTTGCTCCCAAGGTTGCGAAAAATTTGTGTAGTCCATTGTAGTCTCCAATAAAGAAAAGAGTTGGGAGACTTGCAGAGCTTGGAGACTACAGAATTAAAACTCTGAAGCCCCCCAACAAAACAAGTCTATCGTTTTGACAGCAGCTTGACGCCTTTGTCAGCATTGATCAGGCCAAGTCCAAGATACGCATGACCTACGATGAAGGTACTTGCGCTCATTGGGCGACGATCGAATTCGCAAACAACCTTACCCATAGACATGAGATCGGCAGAACCTCGAACACCTGCAGGAATACCATCGACATATCCGATACAACCAGGAGCGATCATATAGTTGTCGAATCCGGCGGATCCGTTCTCTTTTACGTGCTTGCTACGATATACGTCTACACCAAAAAGATTACCTGCAAAGTTTTCGCCTTTGGCTTGCAACATGTCCATAGAGGACTGCATTCGGCTAATTGCGTTTCCGGTCTCATTACGAAGAGAGTCTTGAAGCTCGGTTAGTGCCTTTGCATCTAAAACGGCCGCGTATGGTCCAGGAGCACCAGCACCAGAAGAAGCCTGCTCAAGAGCAAAGATCGCATCAAAGAAATCATCGACTGACAATGTAGTAGTGTTTGAGCCTTTGGTAGTAGTCAAAGAAGCAGCAGCTTCTCCGGTTAGCTCTGCAAAACGTGTCTCGTAACTTCCTGCAATGCTTTGAGCAAGACGAAAAGGATCGATGTCAGAACCACCGAATCCAGTCATTGAAGCAAGATCATCGATCTCATAGATGATGTATTGACGAGCAGCAACAAGATCAGCAGACTGGATTGTGAGTGCTGTTGTGTCTGCGGAGTGATCATGATTTTCTGATGTCGCAGCAGCCATGCTGTCGAATCCATCAAGTCCTGCAAGACGTACGCGTACAGTATCGGATCCACTTCCGTTAATGCTGCCTTGATAGCTGAGAAGAGGAGTATTTCGTAGGTTTGAAGTATCTTTCAAAAGAAGGTTAATCTCTTGGGAGATCATTGCTGCAAGTCGTAAATTTCCAACAAGTCCACCAGAAGCAGAAACGTTGTCAAACGTAATCGGTTTAGAAGTAGCCATAGCGGCCTCCGTTCATTGGGGTTATAGTGAGAGTGCTTTGGGCTTCTCTGCTGTTACCGGAGCGACCGTACCCTGCTGTATTATCAATCCTAGTATAGCATAAAAAAGGACTCTGCAACAATGATAGATATTTTTGCTAAATATATTAATGGACAATTTGTTTTTACTCCCAAAAAAAGAAGAGGAATGAGCAAAGGAGAGTATCTTCGAGCATTGGCTGCATGCGAGCGTCTTAACGAAGACGGAATCCAGAGCTCTTCTTCTGCAGCTGCTTTTTTGCCTGATCATAAAGCTCCTGATCTGGTCCCTTTGTCACAGCTCCCCCTTTTTGCAGAAATGAATAGACCCGAGCACGCGCCCACTGTGACTGGGTC